CCCGTAGATAGTAGCATTCATATTTCTTTCATCCATACCACTTGGAGATGATGCAGAAAATTGAGGAGCTCTTGACCCTGCAGGAGATCCACCAACACCAGATCCACCAGCACTCTGATTGATTGGGGGAAGTGTCATCATACCAGACATTCCAGATCTTGAAAGGGGTGTAATTTTTGGTTTGTTTATACTTTTTTGTCCAAGTTTTGCTGGATTCGAATTACTATCAGTTAGTGCTACTAGTTTATCAATCAAAGATGTTCCAAGACGAGATACAGTATCAACAGGAAGCACATACTCTCCAGGTTGCAAAGCAGTTAATTGTCTATCTGCAGTTGCCCCTTTAATGTCTATTCCAGTATTTTCTTTGACCGAACCACCACCCTGTCTTCTAAGAGGATTTGTTAATTTTTCATACATATCTCTCCCTCTTCTCTCACCAAGTTTCTCTCCAAACCATCCTCCACCAGGAAGTCCAGTTTCTCTTCCTCTAGTTTTACCAACGCTTCCACCAACGTTTTCAAAAACATTTCTACCAAAAGAATCCAAACCTCCTATTAACCCACCACCTTGCAATCCTCTAAAGGGATCATATCCAAATGGAACTGTTGTTCCTGGCATAGGTCCGGGAAGTCTTAAAATCGGTCTTGGAATAAATGATCCCTGCGGTCTAACATAACCTGGAGATGGTAAAGGAGTAAAAGGTCCTTGAGGAATTATCCCACCACCTTGTCTTCTAATAGGATTTCCTCTAAGATCCATACTTTCATTTGCGCCGGACATTCCCGCTTCTCGCATCACGCCCCTTAATTGATCATAATATTGTTGTCTTTTTATAGAAGATGATGCAGCACTTTCTACCAATGGTCTATATGCGCTACCACCAGGAAGATTTGTGACATCTCTTGCATTTTGAATCGCAGAGTCAAGTCTTTTGTTATTAGTTCCAGATGTTCTAATTACCAATTGGGGAAGCATTCCGCCAGTATTTCTAAATTCTTTATTTGTATCTACACTTTCATATCTTCTCATTTGCGCTTGAGAATATCCCATACCATAACCAGTAGCATCTCTTGGGTATGTTGGTTTTCCAAGGGGAACGCCTAAAAGTTTATTTTGATATCCAGCAACTGTAGAATTTCCTGTAGTTCTTGGTGCCATTACAGTACCAGTACCAGGCAAAAACTTACCTAATTGTTGTAACCATCCACCACCTTGCATACCAACAACACCGCCAGTATTATACATTTTGCCCATTTTGGGTTTATTTGCACCTGGTCCGCCATATTGTCTATTCATTGCAAGGAAATTATCGGCACCAACAGCATCAACTGTTTTTTTGTTCATCACAATTTCGCCTGGTTGGGCAACAATCATTTGAGTATCTACACCAAATCCAGATACTTTTTGTCCTGTGCTACCACTTATACCATCATATCCCGTTCCAAAAATTCCACCAGATGTAAACCTTGGTACAGATCCTCCCGAAGAAAAACCACCAAAATTTTGCATTGCTTCGCCAAACATTGCAAAAGGAGATCTTTTTGCCTGCTCTAATTCTATCTTTACAGTTTCCGGTTTTACTCCACGTTTTTTTGCTTCACTTTCAACTTGTTTTTTTTCTTCTCCTTGTCTCCGCATTTCTCCAGCAAAAGTTGCGGCGGCACCAGTAAGACCTATTGTTACCAAAGGATTTGCGGCAGCAAATGCCCCAAGACCTCTAACCGCATTTGCAATTCTAGGTATCTGTTTTACTAATTTTGCCGTCAGCATACCAACTAACTTCAAAGTAGTTCTAACAAATTTTCCAAAAGGTGTGAAGAAAAGAACAGCACCACCCAATAGAGTAGGCCACCAATCTTTTAAGAATCTTCCAAGAACATCTATTTTCTTTTTATTTGCAGGATCTCCTAACCAATCCATCAGTTGAGTGAATGCTCTGCCCAATAAAGTAAAGAATATAAATTTCCAAATGCGATCTATGATACTCTGAAAAGGTGCAAGCATTGCCTTTGCTGCACTTGATATTGCAGAAATGCCTTTTTTAAATCCCTCTAGTCCCTCTTCTCTTTTAGTTCTTTTTTGAGACTCTCTATCTTTTCTTTCTTCTTCTTTAGTTTTTTTTCTAAGATTTAAAAATTGTACTAATGTTTTGGAAATAGACTCCAGTGATTTTCCTATAGAGAGAGGACCCTGCTGCTGAATTGCAGAATCCTGCTTAGAAACTGAAGCGGGAAGTGATATTGTTTTCTTAGTTGGTTTTAAAAACTTAGTTGTTGCAATCTTATCTGCAGTTATCTTTTGTTTTTTTGGTCTAAATCTGCCCCTTTTACCTCTTATTCTCTTTCTTTCGTTTGCAAGCAAGGCAAGTTCTTCTGGAGGCAGTTTATTTGCCCCCAGAACAATCGCTTCTCTAATCTCATTCAAGTAAGTATCATAATCAAGATCAAAAACATCCTCAAGACCAAGTAGTCTCAGTATTCTTTCATCTATTTGTTCTGATACTGAGTTCATTTTATCGCTGTTGTTGTGCCTTTTGTTCTTCTTCCTCTAAATGAATCTTGAGAAGACCAACATAAATGTCTCTTTCCCAAGGTATCATATTTTCAATCTCTGTTAATGAATATTTATGATACTGCATCAAAGAAAAATTTAACCTGAAATAATTTTCCAGGTCCATATGAGACATTCCTATGCGAAAAAACTTGAAAGTCCCTCCAACGTCACTTCACTTTCAACTTTAGTATTTGGATTTGTAACTTTAACTTTATGAGAAAGTCTGGGCATTGTTTCAAAGAACTTTTCAATTTCTTTAAATTGATTTGAATTCATTTGATCTAAGAATTCTAGAAGTTCTTTTTTTGTTACGTCTGCAGCAACCCAAACTTCTTCTTCATTGAAGATTTTATCAATACACGTTGCAATTAGCTCAAATGATTGCTCCATTGTATTATCAGAAGTAAAGTCAAAATTACTCTTAATGAATTGGTCTAATGATGGATATTTCATCTCCATCATAATAGATTCATCAAGTTTAATTTTAGTATTATGTTCCGAATCCCTTTGAACTTTAATATCATCAATGTAAATTTTCACAGGAACAGTTGTCTCCTCATCATCTGGGCAAATAATATTAACTTCAATTTCTTCTCCAACCGATTTGCCGCGAATATTGAGGAAAAGATACTCAATATCAAACGTTGGGAGAGATTCTACCTTAATATTTTTTGTTTCAATACAATTCTTAATAACGGTTTTAATTGCATTAGTAATTTCTTTCGTGTCTTCCGACTCTAAAGCAAGAACTAAAAGTTTTTCTTCTCTTACAAGAAAAGGTCTATACTTTATTGTTTGTTTAGTTGATGGCAACTCAAGTTCATAAGTTGGCGTAGAAATCTTAGGTAATGGCATAATGTCCTATAGGAGTTTCAGTGTGATTATTTAGAATGTTTATCTTGGGACATAATTTTTATTATAGTCAGCATTGGTAACTGTTTTAGTCTCTACACGATCACCATAGAATAAATCAACATTCCAACTTCCATCTGGATTTTGAATTGCTCCTTGTACTGTTGGTTGAACATTTTTATTTCTTTTGGTTATATATCTTGTGAATGTGAATGAAACCGTACATTTTAATAGATCAGAAGATTCATAAGATATTGGCATTGAATTTATGCTAATTGGATATGCTTGCATAAATTTATAAGACAAATATTGCCCAGCAAGGTCTCGTTCAAATTTATTAAGGTATAACTCATCGGTATAATATTCTTCTGGATACCTAACTCTGTGATAAAAGTTTCTGTTATATAATCCGCGTGCGTCTTGTTCATTTGCAATATATTGCATCCACTTTTCAAAGAACCATAAAACATTATAATTACCATCTGATCTTCCATGATCAACATAAAAAGTAAAGTCAGCACGATCATCATACGCTCTACGATATGCATGTCTTTCAGTAATGCCGGTATGATCATCAGTAATTTCATTTGTCATAAAAGATGATCCAGGTAGTGCTGCTTCACTGCAAGATAAAGAAATAAGTTCTGCATTAGTTGGATAATTCAATCCTTTGTCATTTAACCAGTTTAACACAGGTTCTGGTGGGTTAAACCAACATTGATAGTGAGATGTTAATGCGGGGCGAAGGAGTTTTTCTTTAATAGTAAAATTATTTTTTACCGATGGGTCTACATTCCCTCCAGTAACGCCTCCAGTCGCTGGACTACCAGGACTTGATCCTGTACCGGAAGTTGTCGGTGTTGATGGATTTGGAACACCAGCAGCAGGTGGTTGTGATTGGGATACTGCTTGGGATACTGTTCTTGATCTATTTTGTTGGATTAGATCTTCTCTTCCAGGCATTTATAAATACTTTTACTGTTATATTATTATGTATGCTGGAAAATGGCAGAAAGTATTAAGAGTATCTACAAACCATCTTATCCAGAAAAATACCAAGGAGATTCAAATAATATAATTTGCAGAAGCAGTTGGGAACGTAAATTTTGTTACTATTGTGATCACAACCCAAGTATCATTTCTTGGGCATCAGAAGAATTTTGTATTGGTTATGTGTCTCCCGTAGATGGTAGAGTCCATCGCTATTTTCCAGACTACTTAATTAAAGTGAAAGAGGCATCTGGAAAAGTAAAGACATACGTGATTGAAGTTAAACCAAAGAAACAAACACTGCCTCCAAAACAAAAATCAAGAGTGACTAAATCCTATCTGTATGAATGCAGAACTTATGCAGTGAATCAAGCAAAATGGAAAGCGGCACAGGAGTGGTGTGCTGATAGAATGTTGGAATTTAAAGTTATTACAGAAGAAGAGTTGGGTATCAAGTAATGGCAAAAGGTTTCGGTCAGTACGTAGAAAAAACTACAACGACTGTAAGAATGCGAGAACTTTTGAAAAGGATTGATAGTGAAGGTGCCAATGATCCCGAAGATCTGATGCTAATTATTATGGATGTTTTGAGAGAAGAAGTATTATATCCAGAACCAGGAAACTTTTATACCTTTATCTATAATCCCAAAACACCTGATATTCAATATGACCAGCACCCATTAATTGCTTGCACTGAACTAAAGAAGTGGGGATTCAAAGCAATGAATTTTCACTGGAGAAAATCTAGAAATTATACGTGGGAAGAAGTTGCAGGAAAATTTCACGTCGTAAAATATAATGAACTTGACGAAATGTTATCCATACCATATGCAAAATTCCGTCTAAATAAATAAAAGACCATCATATAAATGTCTCATACTCTACAAAAAATTGAGATGATTAGTCCTCTTATAAATGAGGAGAAATTCTGATGGGAGAAAGAAAGACTTTTCCATACAAGGGAAGAATAATTATATCTGGACCAGATAGTACAGGAAAAAGTACAATAGTTGGATATAAAGCAGATGCTACTGAAGTTTCAAGGATTAAGAGTCAATGGGGTTCAGATAGTGTCAATGAAGCAGAAGGGATTGTTAATGTAACTGGATATTTGAATAATAAAAAGGATGATCGTTATGACTTTGCTAGTATTAATGATTTGACACCTTATCAAGGTATAACCAACGCAGAATTAATATCATCCATAGCAAATGATCCGAATTTTTATAGAACAGCAACAGGAAATACAACCGGTAACACCGCTCCAGGCAATCCAAATGTACCAGGATCACCAGGAACATCGCAACCAATTAATACTCCCCCAAACAACAAATCTACCCCACCAATTGAAGGGTCGCATTTAGTTTATCCAGAAGATCTTGGATCTAATGACCAAGACAGAATTAGATTTCAAGCTTTGTTGTACAGCACCACTGGTAAAGGAAGTCCTGCAGATATTCCAGTTTTTTTACCAATCCAATCATCAGTTACAGATCAAAATTCTGTAGGATGGGAACCAGATACAATAAATCCAATTGAATTGAGAGCTGTTAATGCGTCCTTAGATATAATGAAAGAAAGATCAAACGTTACTCAAGTTGCAACTACTCAATTTACACAGGCTCTAATAGATTTAAGACGAGAATCTTCATCAGTTAGGACATATCTTGCGGGTCAAGCAGTTGGAGTTAACAATCTACTATCCAGATTAGAAGGACAAGTTCTAAACCCCAACCTAGAACTTCTTTTTCAAGGTCCTCAATTAAGACCTTTTAGTTTTACTTTTAAGTTATCAGCCAGAACGCAAAGAGAATCTGATGTAATTAGAGAAATTATAAATTACTTTAAAAGAAACATGGCAGCCAAAGCTGCACCTGGTGATCTATTTGTACGAGCTCCCAATGTTTTTGAATTAGAGTATCAGTATAAAGGGACAAAACATCCTGGAATAAACTATATAAAAGATTGTGCCCTAACAAATTGTTCAGTTGATTATACGCCTCTTGGATCATATATGACCTATGAAAATGGAACTATGGTTGCATATACGATGACATTACAATTCCAAGAACTTGAACCTGTTTATTCTAGAGATTATAATACCAGGACAAATATAGAGTACTAAAAATGGCAAGACCTTATTTCAGAGAACTACCAGACTTCGAATACGTTAATCGTAACGTAGATAATCAAGATATATCAAACTACGTTGCGGTCAAAAACTTATTCAAAAGAGTAAAAATAAGACAAGATATTTTTAGTAACTTAAACTACTTTGAAAAATACCAAATCATTGGAGATGAAAGACCAGATAATGTTGCATTTAAAGTATATGACGATGAAACACTTGATTGGGTAGTCCTTCTCTCCAACAATATTACAAACATTCAAAGTGAATGGCCACTACCTCAAAATTTACTTGACAAAATCCTTTTAGAAAAATATGGATCGTATGAAAATCTATATTCAAAAGCTCATCACTACGAAACTGTAGAAGTTAGAAATTCGACAGGATGTACAGTTCTTCCAGGAGGATTGAGAATACAAAATACCTGGAGAACTAATGGAAACTTCATTCAGGTTATCAATTCAAAGATAAGTCAGATATTTGCTGGAAGTGGTGGTGTTGGTGGAAAGACAGTTACAGTTA